CTAGCTCACTCATTCTCTCTTGTGGGTTAGTCTTAACTTCTTTTAATTACTATCCAATGAATCTTTATGTGCAGTTTTTAGGTGTGCTAGGTTGGTTGGTTGTCGGAATCAAAACTAAAGATCATCCAATTTCTTTTGTAAATGGAGTTGGATTGGCAATTTTAGGTTTTGGTATCATATATAGCCAAAACTTGTAAAAAAAGTAGCCCTAGAATCGCCATAATCCAATTTAAATGAGGTGTCTGGTATGATTATAACCCACTAATGCGTAAGTCTATTCTCGTCCATTGTAGAGTCCTTTTCAGGGGTATCGCCTGATTCATCCTCTGTGTTGTCCTGAATCATAGCTAATTTAGGTTTTAGAGCAGGAATCTTGCTAACTAGACCTTGTAATTCTTCAATTAGCTCAGCATCACTCTTTTGTGTAGCTTTATCTACATTCAGATTTATATTCTGAGAACTAAAACCACCCATCTCTAAAACTAATTTTGCTGTATTGAGTCTGACTGCATCTTGTTCTGATCTAAGTAAGTCTTGTAGGACTGTGATAGCTAGTCCAGATGTCGATGTAATTCTATCTTCGTTCTTCTCTCTGATTTCATGAGCATATTTCTTTTTAAGATATGAACCCATTTGTGTTGGATTGGATGTCCATCCTGCTTTCTTTGCTGATTGTGTTGCATTACCTGCTGTCTCTCCCTCTAGGTAATAATCTATAAATTTTTGTTCGTCTTCTTTACTTATCTTTCTGGGCATCTGCGTTCTCCAATAACCATATCTTTAATTTATTTACTGTCTCTTTAGGTAGAGGTAAGTCTTTTCTATATTTAATCCAAGACTTATCCAATACGAGACTCCCATCTATATCTACTTGTGTATCACTTCCTGAGATGTGACTTACAAGTGTTATAGTTTTGTCGTTTTCTTCTACGACTAATCCGATTGATATACAGTCAGCTAATGTATTTTCTAATTCTTTTATATTTGTCCACCCTGATGTTGGGGTGATTGCATCTTCCCAATTAATGACTACTAATTTTGGTTTCATTTTTTGCTTCTTAGATAATTAAGATAATCTGCACCCTCTTGTACTTCCCAAAATATCTTGATGAAGTCTGGATGGTCTTCTGTGAGTTCGGTATTAAATACAGCAACAGCACAAGCTGACATCATCTTACATGGAAGATTAAGTTGCTTTGCGAAGTTGTCGTATTTCTTATACGAGCCAACTTGAACACAATGCATAATCTTATCTGAGTTAGCATCCTTGATAGGACTATAACCTGATACATGAGTATGACCTGCTATGAGTAAGTGGTCTCTTGCGTTGAATAATGCGTGTTTAACAATACCATGAGCTGTATTGTACATTGAGTGTCCTCTGAAGTTATGAGAACAATTTACCTTTATTTCGTGTTTAGGTAGTTTGATTTTAAGTCTTGCGTTGTGGTTAGAATATACAGTCTTTAGAGGTTTACACATCCAAGTAATCGGATCACCCTCCATAGCCCACATATCATGGTTTCCTGCAACGATAAATATATAAGGTGTTGCATTGACTAACCATTCAACTAACTGCCATTGTTGTTCGCCATTAGTTGTTTGGTCTGCCCATAATCCTGCTAACTTACCACGTCTAGCCCAGTTATTAGACAAGTCACCAACAGAACAAGCATACATACCATCTGTTTCATTAACTATATCTATATGCTTTCTAAGTGATACCCAATCACATCCATCATCATCAACATGAGGATCGCCTTGAATATATAATCCAATAGGTTTCTTATCGTTTATTTTTATGTTGATAAACTTTTCAGACTTCTCTCTAGCTTCTTTTCTTTTGAATACTTCTGTTCTTGCATTGATGAGTTCTTCTGTAGACCAATCAAGATTCTGAGCTTCTTCTAATTCGTAATTCTTTATAACTTCAGGGTTTTGTGTTTTCTTATTACAAGTTCTACACTTCCACCTTTTTCTTTGTTTTTCTGAGCCATCTGTACCTGCTTTGATTAGATGGGTTGATTTACAATGAGGGCAACATAAAGCATTACCATCTTCGTCTCTTTGTATGATACCTACTCTACTGTAGTTACCACCATTATTGTGGATTTGGTTTGTCATTTGTTTTTTTCCTGTTTAATTAGATATTCGAGATACCACTTAGCTTTCTCTAAGTCTTGTATAGGTGTGCCTTTGTAAGGGAATCGGGTAACGTACTTTACGATGTTCCCACGAACATAGTCCATATCCCACGATCTTATGTATTCGATTGTCTCTATACCTTTAGTATAATGACTTGGTCGATTAATAAGGTCTTCTTTCTTCTTCATCAATCTTATCCATAACTTCATCCCAAGTTATCGGTGTACAATTTAAGAACACTATACCACCATATTTATAGTCAAGTCTATTATTTATCCTTGACTTAATGCTGATTTCTGCTTTGGGATCAATCGCATGGATTGCTTTGATGATTTGCATTTCCCTTTTTGTGTAGGGAATATTTGCACTCATAGTTATCTCCTATTAGTTTAAGCATATAGCCATCTAGTGATGTAATATGACATAACCAATATAAGTATAAACTCTAAGACTGATAGTTCAGGTCTTAGATATTTCGTTCTTACCTTACTTAATAAGAACTTAATTATCTTTATCATCGCATTAAAGGATTACTATTTCTAGCTTTTAAACCCTCTAATTCTGTTCTAAGTATTGATAATTCTTTTTCTAAAGGTGTTATGTCTGGAATTGTTCTGGACTCAACTACCTCTAATCTGTTTAAAATCTGCCCTACTTGAACAAACAGTCCACCTAGTGTAATAACTAGCCCTAATACTGCTCCTATTGTCTTGATGTCCATAGTCTGTCCTCATAAGATTGATTTGAATAAATGTTTCTAATATCAACATAGGTATTGTTTGTATATGTACCTATATCAATACTTTGTAATTCAGGTTGTATAAATATGTCTGAGTTTACTTGTGCATATTTATTGATTTTGCTTGGTTTTTGCATAGCTTTAGCAGTTAGTATTTGTACTGCTTTGAGCTGACCATCTATTGTCTTTATCTTTTCTGCTACCTTTATAGATATTTCTTCTATAGTTAGTTCGGTTTCAACACCCCTACTGTTGTCCTGTGTGCTTTCAGATATTCTTGTTGGTTCTGTTTCGACAGCTCCTCCTGTATCTTCACCCACTCTCGTATCTCTTTCTGTTTCTTCGACAACTTCTTCTTCATAAATTTCTTCCTCTATAACTTCGTTAGATAAGACTATTGTATCTTCTATAAATTGTTCTTCAACTGTAGGTTCTTCGAATGTTTCTACAAAGGTTTCTTCGATGATAACTTCGTTTATTATTGGTTCATTGTACGAAGAAACTTCGAAGTCAGGTTCGAATGTTACTTCAACTATATCTTCGTATATCTCTGCAATCTCTGATTGTGTTGCAACATCTATGACTACAGGATCATATTCAATATATAACGTAGGATTTTTTAAGTCTGCAGCATAGTGATATGGAGAGTTAGATTCCTCAAAAAACGAAAATTTGGCAGAAATACTATAATCTTGTTGGGTAAAAGAGTCTATATAGATAGAATCTGTATAGGTTGTAAAGTATCCATCTTGCCTATCTATCGTCCTAGATTGTGTAGTTACATTGCCATTATCATCTACTAAGGTTTGTGTCATAACCACACTTTGATCGTAGCTATTCCAGAACCAAATATCTGCACCTAGTGTAGATGTAAATCCATTATTAATAACTTCTTTAGATAAACCTGCGTCATTGTTAAGTGATATAGTGGATTCTACATATTGCCCATGAACACCTGCAACTATATTGTTGCCATGTCTAGCTGTGTTTGTTCCAGACCATGTACTAAAATCTTGATTAAGGAGATTTTTTGTGGTGTCTGCGTTTGCTAATAGAGGTAGCATTAACAGAATCAAAAACTTTTTCATTACCGAGTTCATCCCATCTTTGTTTAGCTTGTTCACCAATCAATCCATCTATAGGACATGGTGTACCTGCATCCATCATAGATTTCCATACATCTTTATCTTGACACATCAACGATATCGCTGCGACTTTCATACCTAAACCATTAAGTAGTTTAGCTTTCTTTCTGC